TTGCACGAAGATAATCTAATAAAGCCAGATGAAGTCCATACTTTAACCCTATTCCACCTGCAACACTATTCAAGTCAGTTTCTAAAGATGTTACTGAACCATATCTTGCGTGATAATGCAGTCTAAGACGATGGTCTAAACTTCTGTCATTATTATTTGTAATATCCTCATTAATACTATCCCATTCACCAGTTGTACCATTCTTTTGGATAATAGCAATTCTATCATCATCAAAATAGTACGCCATTTGGGTCCTAATTTTATCTTTACTAAATGGTGATGTTGTTGCTGTTGCCATTATTCATCATCTCCTATTTCTGGAGTATCAGTACTTCTTGGTATTTGTCTCCACTTCAATTTGCTATCTAATACTTCTACTCTAAAAACATCTATCATTTTTGATGTAAGCAAACTATACCATCTTTGGTCTTTTGCTAATTGAGTTGTATTTATTTCTGTGTTATTAAGAGCAGTTTGTGCTATTTCATCTAAACCATCATTAAGTAATGATATAAGATATGAATGACTTTTTCTTCCAAAAGTATGTTCTAGTTGCCCTACTAATTGTTTTACTTTCATTATTCTGATATCCCCGTGTATGTTGGTACATTTTTAACAATATCTTTACTTTCTACTTTATAAGTACCAGCATGAAGTTGAGCTAACCCTTGAGTAAACTCCATTAAATATTTATTTTGACAAGCCATCATTTCCTGATATACTGATGCATATATATCTTGATTAACCTTTTTTTCAGCAACTTTAGAAGCAATTAAACTTAACCTAGCTGCTGACTCATTTGTATATCCTTGAACAACTGCAAGTCTTGATTGAGTTTCAGTACCATATGCTTGTGCAATAGCTAAATTACTTTGTATCTCAGCTAAATAACCTTGAGCAACGGCTACAGCACCTTGCCATACTACAGATTTAGCTTGTACAAAAGCTGACCTTGTTTGAACCTCGGATGCGAAACCTTGTACTTCTGCATTGAGAGTAGTTGAAGCTGCCTGCCATTCAGCAAGGTATGACTGCGCCCTTTGTAATTCAGCACCAGCTGTTTGAATAACGCCTTGAAGTATATCGAGTTCTTCTTCCTTTATTAAAGTAAAGGCATCAAATTCAGATGAAGGCAAACTACCATTAATCAATCCTTGAGCATTTTGTACCGCACCTTGAACACCATCTATTTTGCCACCAGTTTGATAAGTAGAATATTCTGCAAGAGCATTTTTCATATTTGTAATTGCCGTAGCAAAATCACCACTAGCATCACTATCAGTATCTATAATAGCCTCATCCAATTCACCAATAGCATCATCCATAATAGAATCAACTTTAGAAATTAAGGATTTAGAAGAAGCAATTTCATCATCTATTTTATTATTTACCGAATCACATTCCCCAAGTAAAGTATTTGCCTTATCTAAAACAACATTAATAATACTTTCATTTGAATGTAAATCTTCATCAAAATCTCTTTGCTCAGTTAATAATTTTGTAATAGTTTGAGAAACTCCTTTATATATACACCAAGAAAGAACCATAGGGTCAACCTCGGCTGGAACACCAGAAGTACCAGATAGATAATTGGAAGCTCCAGTTATAGCTGCTTCAGAATCACTATCAGTTGGTGGATTTTTAATCCAATAAACTTTAGTATTAACAGATGCACTTGAAGGTAATATCCAAATCAATTTGCCTTTTTTAAAAAAAACTGGGTCAGTTTCTGAGACTTCTTCCATCCAACCACTTCCAGGTGTTAGCCTTCCACGAAGAGCAGCAGGAACTTCTCTACATTCAACAAGCATCTTTGTATCATTAGTCCCATTACCAGTAGAGTCAATTAAATTTGCATCAGACTCCCTTAAAACATATAAAATCTTATTTGTACCAATATCAACTCCATCTTCACCAGCATCACTTTCAGATGTTTCAAACAACCAAAGCATATCAGGAGGAGATGCATTGATTATGAGTTGTAATGCTTCAGTAATCCATATAGTATAATCTGCTGTTACTGGCTTTGTACCACCAGTTTTTTCAGGAATATAAGCATTTGACAAATCAGTATAACTTGCCATTACCTACCGAAATCTTTCATGGTTTGTTCATGAGTCTGGTCTGAAAATTCCATCTTTGTCGTTCTAGCCATTGGATTCATTCCTATGTAATAATAAGGTTCTACAGCATTTGATAATAACGGCTTTTTACAGCCGTCACAAATATACTCATCCTTGGGAAATATTTCTACAGATTTCTTACATTTCTTACAGGTATATATACGAGATTTCCAGTGAGCCATTATAATACCATTCCTTTTCAATGATTATAGAATACGAAGCTGGGGACCAATAAAGGTCCCCAACTAAGACTGTTAAGATTGTGCTATTAGCCAATCGGTGTACCAGTAGTTACAAACTGATAGAGGAAGTGAGACTCGGGCATACATACCTCAAGTCCAGCCTCGGTAAGAATTAAATCTTTCCGAGAATCTTCATCTGGAGTTTGAACATTGGTATCAATATGTGTATCACGATTAACGCCATTACCGACCAGAGGACGATATTTAACATTATCGAGGTCCACACCAACCATCATAGATTTCCCAATACCTTTCAGTAGAGGATTTCTAACAACGGCTAAAGAACCATGAACAGTATCAATCTTCATAACCTTATGTCCCATTCCACCATCGGCAGCTGAGAAGTCTAGATTATAAGTATATCTACTAGTCGTAGAACCATCCATGAAACCGCCTTTCAGCTGATTCAAGTAAGTAACAACTGGTAACGAAGCCATACAGAACTTTTGGTCAGCTCCACCTCTTTCAGGGGCGAAGATGATTTCAAAGTCTTTTAACCATCTGTCATAGATAGCTTCATTTGCATCAGTCCCTGTTACTTTAGTATCAACAACACGGATGTAAGGCTTACCACTTGCGTAAGACAAGGCTGAATCATCAGTTACGAAAGAAGCACCAGATTTAATGATACTTCCAATCATGCCATCAGTGTACTGAAGTCCACCTTCAATACCTTTGTTATTGTAAAGGAAAGCCCTTTCAATATCAACTTTATGTTCACGAAGCTTCATTGACCAGATTCTATCCCATTCCGAAGCATAACCACGCATGACTGTTGCCATAGCAGTATTGCTCATGTAAGCGGATGTTTTAAAAATCTGGGTGTAACCGAGAGTGTCTTCGATGTCGTATCCAAACGAATCTGGAGCACCAGTACCTTCACCAAATGAAGTACCAATTACTTGCATAGTCAGGTCTGCGTCTGCTCCTTGAGCTGCCACACCTGCGTCAGCTGATACTGTTGTAAATTGAGCAGTGCTTCCATCTGTTGCTACTGATTCAATTCGAGCAGTAACTTGATAGGGTGTTTCACTAGACCATTTTACAATTTGAACAAGCATACCTGCTACCAATTCCTTACCTGCGGAACTAGCTAATGGTATATCAGCTGATGCTGAACTACCATCTACATCATAATCCCATGCGACATTAGCTGCTCCAACTGTAATTTCACCTGCGGTTGCACAGTCGGTTGAAAATGAACGGTCTGCCCATTTTGTTGGAGCACGGTCTTCAAGAACTCTGAAAACAGGGTCATCAGTTGGCATTTTACCAATAGCGTTTAGATACGCAAAAAACGGAGTTTCCTGCGGTGCTAACTTATATACCCTATCACCAAAATTATGTCGTCTTCGTTGACCATGCTGAGGGGTTGGCGAACCTGAGGTTGAGTTCCCTAGGGTTCCATCGCCATACATTGCACTAGTTAATTGTGCCATAATATACTCCTTAGTATGTTTTTATTTTGTGATTAAATAATCCTAGTACGGTTGTCAGCAGCAACGATTCTGTCCCATACTTCATCGGTAGCATTTTTTGCAGGCGGTTGTTCGCCCTGAAGAACGCCCACTGGGGTTGGCTCTGCTTGGGTTCGTCTAACCGCTTCAAATTCTTTACGACCTGAAGCATTTTGTAAAGTGTTTACTTTAGAATCGGCA